ACAAATTAAACAAACTATTTCCAAATCGGAAACCATTGTGTATGACCGAAGGCGAATACGATTGGTGGACACATTTCAAATCGGTAAATTCCCAAACCTTATCACCAATGGAAGCCACGAAGGTTGCGGAAATTTGGTCAAGGGTATTCCAATCCAAAAGAATTTACAAGCCGTGTACTTGCAACCCCAAGGCATGGCAAACCATGATAAATGAGTTAACCCAGGTTTATGAAACTTACGAGAAACCTTTGTGATTGTTGCGATAACAATAAAGAATCAACAAAAGAATTAATAAATGAAACGGGGCCAATGATTGAACCCAACCAAATTTACATGTGTACAAAATGCAGAATACAATTTCAAGACCGAGCAAAATGGGGGCCATGGCTGACCGCAGTAAAACAACTGCAAAGCAATACGCCGTAATGATTTTACGCGATGATTACCATTACACATTCCGAGCAATTGGCGAACGGATGGGGGTATCGGAATCGGTGGCGTTTAGGTTATACGAAAAGGGAATCAACAATGAAAAAACATACAAAAATTTATTTGAATTATTTTGGGTATGACACATCCGATTTTATCCCGTGCGAAGTGTGTGGAAGCCAGGCGGTTGACATCCACCACATTGAATGCCGTGGCATGGGTGGAAGCAAGGAAGCCGATAAAATTGAAAACCTACAAGCCCTTTGCAGAAAATGCCACATCCAATTTGGGGATCAAAAACAACACAAAGATTTTTTAATTATCACACACCAAATAAAAATGAACAAATGAATATAGAATGGGTTAAAACAAAAGACATCATCCCAAACGAAAACAATCCAAGGATTTTGAAGGATGATAAATTCAAGAAGTTAGTACAATCAATCAAGGACTTTCCCGAAATGTTGGAGATACGCCCCATTGTTGTGAATAATGAAATGATGATTCTTGGTGGTAACATGAGATGGAAAGCCATTCAGGAAATCGGCATCAAAGAAATACCAATCATCAAGGCGGAAAACCTAACCGAGCAACAACAACGGGAATTTTTAATAAAGGACAATGTTGGATTTGGGGAATGGGATTGGGATGCGTTGGCAAACGATTGGGATTACAAGGAATTAAACGATTGGGCGTTGGATTTGCCAAAAATGTTAGATCCCGAACAGTTTGGTGAAGATTTCAGTTTGGCCGATGGTGACAAAAGCCCGTTCCAACAAATGGCATTTACATTGGCAGATGAGCAAGCCACACAAATCAAAAACGCCATTGCGGATATTAAGTTAACCGAGGAATACAAATACATGGAAACGATGGGGAATGAGAATACCAATGCAAATGCACTTTATTTAATCATCATGCAATGGGCAGAGCGAAAGAAATAATTGTCAAGGTTATTCCATCATCCATTGCAAATGTGTTTGTAAAGAAAAACCATTATAGTGGCAAGGTTGTACCAAATAGCACATTGCACTTTGGGTGTTTTTTGGATGGTGATTTACACGGGGTGATGAGTTACGGGAATCCGATGGACAAAAGAAAAGTATTGCCAATGGTTACGAATACAAATTGGAATGAAATGTTGGAATTGAATCGTATGGCATTTGATGACTATTTGCCAAAGTATTCCGAATCCAGGTGCATCGCAATTAGTATCAAGTTAATCAAAAAAAATGCCCCACACATCAAATGGATTTTATCATTTAGTGATGGCACACAATGTGGAGATGGTACAATATATCGGGCAAGTGGGTTTCAATTATGTGGGATTAAAGAAAATAAAACCATATTAAATTGGAATGGCGTAATCATTGCCGATAAAACATTGAATAACGCAAATTACAAGAATATGGGGATGAGTGCGGGGAAAGCCAAAAAAGAAGGCGCAAAACCATTGGATGGATACCAATTGCGTTACATTTACCTAATTGACAAAACTTGTCAAATCACAGTACCCGTTTTACCATTCAGCAAAATAGACGAAATGGGCGCGGGTATGTATAAAGGCGAAAAAATCACATTGAAAGAACGAACTTTGAGCAGGGTGGTCGAATCGAACGCCGATTTCAAACTGGATGTCTGATGTGTTACCACTACACTAACCCCGCTTATATTTACAACAAAGATAAATAAAAATTATGAAAGCATGGAGAGAAACCCGCGACACCATACCACATGACCAAGTGTGGGTATTAATTGACACCAAAGAGGTTGCCTATATTTTAGACGGCCAATGGTATTTGTCAACAGATGATTCACCAATCAATGCACCATATATGTGGATGCCCATCCCTTTACTACCTAATGATTAATCGTGGAAAAATCGTGATTTTATGGCAGACAAATTAGACAACCTAACCCCGTTCCCACCTGGAAACAATGCTAACCCAAACGGCAGACCAAAGGGAAGCAAGAACCGAAGCACCATCGCACGCAAATGGTTGGAGGTAATGCAAGAAAGTAAAAACCCCATCACGGGTGAATTGGAGAAACTAAGCCAAGAAGATTTAATCACACTTGCAATGATACACAAGGCAAGGAAAGGTGATGTTGGTGCGTACAAACAATTGATGGATTCGGGATTTGGTATGCCCACCCAACAAATTGATGTTACCACCGAAAAACCAATCTTCAATGGTATTGACTTGGATGTGAAATAATGCTTCAAAGAACCACCGCCCAAACTAAGATTTCCCAACTGCGAAAGCGGGTTAGAATCGTGCGTGGTGGAACATCCAGTTCAAAAACATTCAGTATTATTCCCATGCTTATCACATACGCGGTGCAAAACCCAAAGTGTGAAATAAGTGTGGTATCGGAAACCATCCCGCATTTGCGAAGGGGGGCAATCCGTGACTTTCTAAAAATCATGGACATGGTGGGAATGTATGACCCAAACAAGTGGAACAAATCTTCACTCACCTACACATTCTCAAATGATTCATACATTGAATTCTTTTCGGCGGATCAACCCCAAAAGTTGAGGGGTGCAAGGCGTGATGTTCTATTCGTGAACGAGTGCAACAACATAGATTGGGAATCGTACTATCAAATGGCAATCCGTACCCGTAAATTCATTTATTTGGATTACAACCCAGTGGCGGAATTTTGGGTTGATAGCGAATTGGTAAACGACCCTGATGCAGAGATGATTGTACTTACCTACAAAGACAACGAAGCGTTGGATAAATCCATTGTGGCGGAAATTGAAAAGGCACGGGATAGGGCAGAAACATCAAACTATTGGCGTAATTGGTGGAAAGTATATGGGCTTGGGGAGATTGGAAACCTTCAAGGGGTTATCTTTTCCAATTGGCAAACCATAGACAAGATTCCCGAGGATGCAAGGTTACTTGGTTGTGGTGTGGATTTCGGTTATACAAACGACCCTACGGCAATTGTGGCCGTATATGAGTACAATGGCCAACGAATCGTTGATGAGGTCGCATATCGCACGGGAATGCTCAATTCGGACATTGCAAGGGCATTGCCCAACCATGTACCCGTTTATGCGGATTCAGCCGAACCAAAATCAATTGATGAGATACGGAGGTATGGAATAAGAATCAAGGGCGTAACCAAGGGCAAAGATTCAATTAACTACGGAATTCAAATCATGCAATCCCAATCTTATTTGGTTACATCCACATCAACAAACCTAATTAAAGAATTACGGAATTATTGTTGGGATAGTGATGCCCAGGGGCGAACAAACAACACACCCATCGGAACCGACCACGGGATTGATTCATGGCGTTATCACGAAATGATGGCACTTGGAATCAAATCATCGTATGGCCAATACGACATCCGATAAATTTTTTTTAATTATTTTTACATTTTGTATTTGGAATTCAAAATATAGGTGTATATTCGTGGTATGGATATGACAAAAAACATAAAAAACAAACAAGGGCAGTTTCGCAAGTTGACTATTGACGAAGTTCAACGCAGTATTACAGCATCAAATATGGTTAGTCATCTTTGGTTGTATAGCAAGAGCGATACTTGTCAACGAACCCACAACAATAGTATTTTTGTAACACGAACGATTGGCGAACCAATTGCGTGTATCGTAGTTAAACATGATAGTTGTATGTACGACGGGGACTTTCAAAAACATTTTGGGAAAGATGCTTTTATTGATGGCGGAGTTAGCCCCGACGACAAAGATGGTGTATTATTTCAGTACGATTGTTATTATTACACGGGGGCTTAATGCCCCCATTGTTAATTTCGTGTGGATTGTGTATATTTGCGTTTGATATGACAAGCCATTACCAAGAAATACACAACCTTAAACAAGAAATAAAGCGACTGCGATTGTTAGTAGTTGAAAACAAGATGAACCATGACCGCGAAGTTCGGTTGCTCAAACAAGAAATTGTCAAACCCAAAACAGACATCAACGACAACCCCACCACATGGGGTGAAGTGTTACGGGTTATTTGTGAGGTGATGGATATGACACCCGACCAAATCATCACCAAGTCAAGGAAGCGCAAACCAATGTATGCACGACACATGTTCAACCACATTTGCAGAAAAAGATTGAACATGACATTCATGGAGATTGGCAACATTTCACACCTTGACCATTCCACCATCATTTCATCGGTTCGGGAGTTTACGGATATTTTGGTAACGGATAAGGAGATGCAAAGGTATCACGCCCAGGTTCACACCATACTACATGAACGATTGTTATGAACATCATAAATTTCAGTGGGGGGAGAACATCCGCATACATGGCGAAGCGGTTAATTGATGAAGGCGGTGAATACCTTGTTACATTCCAAAACACGGGAAAGGAAATGCCACAAACACTTGATTTCATCAATGAGTGTGATAAGCGTTGGGGGTTAAACATAGTTTGGTTGGAGTATCGTTTTGGAAACAACTTTGAGGTGGTAACATACGAAACTGCATCCCGTGATGGAAGGCCGTTTGATGAAATGATTGCACACAACAAATGTTTGCCAAATACCATGATGCGATTTTGCACCAAGGAAATGAAAATTAACACATTGAAAAGGTATTGCAAAAGTGTTGGAATCACTGAATGGAATCACTTTGTTGGGATACGATACGATGAACCAAGGCGATGGAGTAAGGTTTCGTCATTACCCGAATACATGGCAGTTGAACACCCATTGGTTAAATGGAAAATAATCAAGGCCGATGTGTTGAACTGGTGGAAACAACAACCATTTGATTTAATGGTAAACGAACCATACGGGAATTGTGATGGTTGCTTCTTAAAAGGCAAAGGCAAATTGGCAATTATCGCCAAGGAAAAACCCGAATTGTTTGATTGGTGGATTGGCCAAGAACAAAAATACCAAAGACAGTTCAAAAAGGAAATCACATACCAACAAATCAAAGACAAAGCACAAAGCCAAATTGGATTGTGGGATAACGATCCATCATTTGAGTGTTTTTGCAATACCGATTAAAACCAAACACCACCACACAGAATCGTTTTATTTGTATGCAATTGAGTGGATATAAAATCGAATTAGCCGCATTGGATGAAATAAAGGCAGCGGAATTGGAACCCGCAAAATTCATGGATAAGGGAATCGCCTTGAAAAAGGAAGCCAAACAAAACTTCGTGAACGCACAAGAAAAATACAAAGCCATCGTGGCGTTGTGTGATAAATACCTTCCAATGGCCGAAAGCATTGGTGAACCAAATGCAATTAAGGTCATTAAAAATAAACGCAAAATGGCAAATGATATGTTCAAAGCGTTAAACATTGACATCAAAGCATTGTAAAAAAAAACAAAATGCAAATCAAATCTGTACACATTAAATTGGGAATTGTTGATGAAGTGAAAGCATTATCAACCGAATACGCCAAAATAGAGCAACAACAAAGCAAATTGATTGCCGATTATATTCAGTTGGTTAACAAAGCCGTTATCAACTGCGATAAGCGGATACAATTGAGTGATAAATTCAAAGACATGGCAAAGGCATTGGGTGATGATAACATCATTAAAACCATTGACAAGATTGACCAAGTAGCAACTGCGGATTATTACAAACAATCCGATAAGATGGCAAAAGCCCAATCAATTAAGTAAACCGATTCATTCATGTATAAGGGAAGGGCAGCAATGCCCTTTTTTTATGCAACAACAATCGCCATTATTGGCGTTTTATGGGTATATGATTGAAACAAAAACCATCATTGTACCCACGGAGTTGAAGGATGTCAAGTTGCATCAAATGTTGGCGTACAATGAATTGAAGGCCGATATGGATGAAACACAAAGACAATTGGAATCGGTTGCCATCTTTTGTGAATTGACCATGAGTGAAGTGAAGGCCATCCCGTTTGACATCCTCAAAGATTGTGTGATTAAGATTTCCAAGATGTTGGAATCTAAACCCGTGTTCACACCAAGGTTCAAAATGAACGGCATCAAATACGGCTTCATCCCAAACATGGATGAATTGTCAACGGGTGAATTTATCGACATTGAAACATACCAAAAAACCCCCAATGATATTTGGAAGGTGTTATCGG